GATTAGATGGCAACCAAGTCGCTAGACGCTTAAACGAGATGAGAGTTCTAGGGCTTATTCATCTTACTGGTAAAACAGTTAAATCAAACTCAGGAAGAAACGAAAGAGAGTGGTCAGTATGAGTGAAGAAATAAATTCTTTTGGATATATAAATTCTGAAAAAACATATTCATTCCATGTGCCAGAAAGATCTGACTGGAAATGTTATATGTTTGGTAATAAACCAGAATTGAATGATGGAATTGTTTATCACCCAAGAAAAGATTGTGAGCCTAACTGGTTTGTTAGATGGATGATGAAAGTTTGTTTTAGTTGCACATGGATTAAAGATAAAAAATGAGTTACGCAAAGACTGAGATGGATGTTATTCAATGGGGTGAGGCTAGACAGATTGTCCAAAACAGCACACCCTATGCCCAAGCAGTTAAAACTCGTGAGGAACTACAAGAACTGTTCACAGCCATTGCCAAAGGCGACAGGGCTGAAATGGCAGACGCATACGGGGATATTCTCGTAACCCTTGTAATGGGATGTGCTTGTGCTGATCTTGACCTTGTAGAGTGCTTTAAAGGCGCATACGAGGAGATTAAAGATCGCAAGGGTTATCTCAACAAAGAGGGTATCTTTGTCAAGCAATAAGCACTTCTAATGCGTGAGCAATATGTTTCTGCCTATCAGCTAAACCTATTGTTCCCCCATTGATCTTTTTAGTCATGGTTACATAGTCTCTGGCATCAGCGTATTGGTTTAGCTTGTGGGTATTCCAGAACCAACCAGCAGTCATGGCAGCGTATCGAGGTGTAGCTACTAGATCAGGATTCATCACAAAGTCCTCACCACAAGCAATACCTGCGTGATAGTAGTTAGCGTGACCCGTCAATTGAATACAGCCACGACCCCTAAAACGATACCCATCCCCAGACGCTTCATCTCTGTTTCCCATACGGCTAGAGTAAACAATATTGGCAATAAGTCGTGGATTACGCTGACACGCTTGTGCCTTGGCAGCATCAAAGCGTTTAGGCCACAACTTCATCAAAGTCTCAGCACGATAATTTAAGTTCTCCTCCAGAACTTTAAAGTTACCACACTCATGTCCACATTGACCAATAAATGATGCTTGTTGAGCAGGAGTAACAATCCCAAACCTTTGGAATGTCTCGTTTAACGCATCTACCCATTGTTCACCAATGTGAAGCAGTTTTAGTTTTTCACTTGTTACCATTTAGCAAGTCTCTCATTTGATTGTACGAATCTACACAAGCATTGAGTGCAGCAGTATTCCGATCACCCTGCGCTATTATTTCTGCGATGGCTTGGAGGGTTGCTCGCTCGGCATCAGAAGCTGTGTCAGTCGGTCTGTCAGGTTGACTGGTTGTTTCTGGATTTGTGGGGGCAATGGGGGTACTTGTGGGGGCTTGTACACAACTTGGGGAGGGGAGGCGCACCCTGCCATCCCTAATAGCACGATCAAGAGCAGATTGTTTCTGAGTGACAACATTGTTAACCTCCAAAAGTTTACCAGCAGTAGCGTTTAATTGTTCGTTAAGTTTCTGTTCAGTCTGACGAGATTCCTCATTCTTGCGAGCAATCTCAATCTGCATCTCTTTGTCTCTGTCTGACCAACCAAAATGATATCCACCTTTGTAAGTTCCAAACAAGGTTATACAAAAAACAACCAGAACCCAAGGTAATGGTATGCCAAACATTAGCCCACCTCTTTACGAGCCATAGCCAATTGCTCTCTATCGTGATCTGCTTCTAGCAATTCAGGAGGAGTAGTTGGGGGAGGAGGAGGTGTCCATGACTCATCTAAATCAGGGTTCTTAAAGTTTAACCAATTAGGTGCTGACGATGTTGGCGACCATGAGGCTACAGGTGCTTGAACTACTGGAGGAGGGGTAGGACTAGGAGTCGGTGTTGGAGGAGGTGTAGAAGTGCCTTGGATGGCGTTTAAAGCTGTTCCTACACCCTTCTTACCGATAACTCCACCGATGCCACCAACAATCAGCAGAACAATGTCGTTCAGCATCTTGGTATAAGCCATATCAATCGGGGCCATACTCTTAATAGGCTGAGTCACAAAAGTAACAGAGTAGAGCAAAGCAATAACAATGAAGCAAAGAATCAATGTGACCATAACGACCACAAAGCCCCATACATAGGTTTCTACTTCCTCAATTGTTGGTCTTTGTTTCTTGTACATCGTTGACTTTCTTTTCAAGAATAGGGGCTACTAAATACTCAGGGCAAGTCTGAGTAAATAAGCACTTAGGCTTCTGGCAATTAGGATGAACAAAGTTCTCAGGATTTTGACAAAAATAGCGATATCTGTCTTCAAAGCACCCAGACAAAAAAAGCGCAACAATAACCAGAATAATTTTTTTCATTGTTTTATGTGATGTGTAAAAAGTGCATCTTCAGCAGCTTGTCTTGCAATAATCGCTTCTTCCATCGTTGCGTAATATCCTAAATGCTTCTGTTTGTAATTGTTTGTTATACAAGCAGACCAAGGTTTTGATTTCAGTCTGGTCTCAAATCGAACACCTCGAAACCCTGATGTATTCTGTTTTGGTCTAAACAAATTTTCACTATTTTGTTTTTGTGTTGCCAACCTCAAATTGCTAGGTCTGTTATCTTCTTTGTTTCGATTTATATGGTCTATCTGTAATAGTGGTATTGCACCATAAACATACAACCACATCAACCTGTGTGCGTAGTAATCTTTCTGGTCAAGCCTTATCAAAACATAACCAATTTTCTGCTTTGAACCTGCTTGCTGACCTTTTTGTGCTTTTCCACCCATTGTGTTTCGCCAAGTAAAGATTCCTTTTTCGGTATCTACCTCAAGCAACTCGCACAAACGCTCTCGTGATAAACTAATTTCAGCCATTTGATGTCCTTTCATCATTTAGGTTAGAGATGCCAAGTAGTTACCGCCACTTGGCATTTCGCATTTTACTCTTGTCAAATTAAATTGCAAGCATATATCTCATGCCATCACATCCACGGCCTTAACCCATTGAGTCTTAATCTCTTGGGCTTTTTGTTGCTCTTGGCATTGACGATTGAGTTCTGCCAACCTTTGCATATTCTGTTGGTGTATCACCCTATGAGCCTCCCATAGCATCCTAGCGTTCTCTTGATAAGTGGTAATTTTCATAACCCAATCTTTCCAAGTAAAAGGTTAACAATCTTGTTAGACAAGTCATCAGGCAAGAACCTGAGAAACCCTAGAAACCACCAAGCAATACACCCATAGCAGAACACCCTGCAAAACAAGTCAAATTGCTTCTGGTACTCGTTCACCTACCACAACCGCCCTTCGGACATAGGCTCATCAATTCGTTAATGCCAATAAAAACTAAGAGTAGAACAAAAGCAACACCACCAATAATCATGGCTATCTCTTGCATTTCTTCTTCTTTAGCCTTGGCTTCTTTCTCGGCTCTCTTTAAAGCACTAATCTCTTTAGCATCATCTCTGTCCATTTCAGCTTGTCTAGCTTTGATCTTGTTCCAAACATCGATCTTGCCTGTTTGCATGAACAACATCTTTAATTCTTCTTCAAAGGCTCTGGCTTGCTCTAATGCCATCTCAATCTGTAGAGCAGCACCCATGTTCGAGCCTTTCTTCTCCCTCTTTGCTTGAAGCATAGCCTTAGTTGCTTGGCTCTTAGCATCAAACATCTTGCCAATCATGGGCGCAAGACCGCCTAGATCATTGGCTACCTTACTAGCCTTCTTGACCATCGAAATGGCACTTTGTAGGCCATTTAGAGCAGCAATGGGGTCTAAGGGAATCACTTCTCAGCTTCCTTGCGAGCAATCTTTAAATGTTGGTGTTTAAACCAGATATTAGCAACCAGACCAACAAAGCCGATAATCACACCACAGAGAGCACCAAATTCATTGGCTGATAAACCAAAGAACACAGCACTTCCTGCACCACCATAGGTAGCGATAGATGATGCTTTAGTCGCTACTGCTGATGCAACTTCTGTCGTGTGATCGCTCATGTCATTCTCTTATGCAGAAGCCGCACGAATTGCTGTTAGGTCTTGTGTTGTCCAGAAGTCTTTATCCAGCATGATTTTCAGGTGCTCTTTATTACGAGCCAAGCAGTCTGCCCAATCTTCAGCAGTCATGCCTTCTGGTTTGCCAGCATTGATGAGAGCCACGCTATCTAAGCAAGCTGAGTAGTGCTTGGCAATTTGTTCTGGGGTTTGTGTTTCAATAGTCATCTTTAAACTCCTTGTGATTCAAGTTGTGCTTGATAAGCCGCAATCACTTCAGGTGTCCAAGCTGTATTGCAAATTGCAACGACATTGGCAGGAACGCCTGTCAGGTCTTGTGCGGGTGTGAGGCTTGAACGATGATAGGTTTGGCTTAGTTGTTTGCCATCTTCCATGATGCGTGTTGCCTCACGATACATAATGATGCCGTTTTCTGTGACTGTGATTTGGTCAACAGATGTGGTTTTAGTTAAAGACATTTTGATTTCCTTTTAAGTTAAGTTTCCGACTTGGTAATCCAACCAAGTTAATTAAACAAAATAAGTGATTGAAAAACCAACTCCTGATGCGCTAACAAAAGAAGCTGCAACATATAAACTTCCAGTTGACGAGGCGTTATACAAAGCTAAAGCACTGGTAACTACTGTATTGCTTATAGTACCGCAAGCACTAACAGTACCAGCACCTCCAATACCTAAAAATGGAATACCAGTAATTATTCCTGAACCGCCTGTACAAGTAAATGTACCGCCTGTTTGTTCATAAGTAAGAGTAACGCTTCTTCCTATTTTTACATATCTTGCTGTTCCTGTTGGTGAACCTGTAATATTAGAAAAAGTTGGTGTCCAAGTCCCCTCCTCATAGTCATCTAGCGTGTTGGCGTTTGATGATGCGTTTTGAGATGCGGGGAAAGTTATGCCTGTGCCGCTTTGAGGAACTGCGCCATTAAGTGCTATTGATGAGTTAAATGTAGTTGAAAGACCAATAGTCCCATCCCCGTCAGACAGCACGATGTAGTTGCTTGATGTGCGAATGTCTAGACCACCGCCATTGCCTGTGTAAGAACCGAGGATTGAGTTTTTAGAGCCAGAAGTTAATACGCTACCAGAACTGAAACCAATACAAGTATTTGTTGATCCTGTGGTGTTCGCATCAAGCGCAGCCGCACCAACGGCTACATTGTTAGAGCCTGTTGTCGCTCTGGGTAGAGCAAAGTTACCTACCGCAGTGTTAAAAGTGCCTGTTGCTGTGTTAAGAGACGCAACGCCACGACCAATATAAGTGTGGCCGTCACCAGTAGATTGACCAAAACCAGCGCGATAGCCGACTGCTGTCGAGTAACCGCTCGTTGCGTTGTAAAACGCTTGCGTACCAACAGCCACTGATTCAGGCCCAGTAGTATTTGTATAACCCGCCTGATAACCTATGGCTGTGTTGTTAGATGCTGTGGTGTTGGCTGTAAGAGATTGTCTGCCAATTGCTGTGTTAAACGAACCTGATGAATTAGCCAATAATGCGTCTACACCTAAACCAGCATTACTAGCACCTGTTGTGTTGCTATACAAAGCACCTGCACCAACGGCAGTATTAAGCGTGCCTGTCGTATTGCTGTATGCCGCTTGGTAACCTACAGCAGTGTTGGCTGATGCTGTTGTATTGAGATACAGCGAATCTTTACCAATCGCTACATTGTTTGAACCAGTTGTATTGCTGAACAATGAATTACGACCAACCGCTGTGCTATCAGCGCCTGAGTCATTGTTTTGCATTGAGTTACGACCAATAGCCGTTGCACCATTACCAGAAGTGTTTAACAACATTGCTTGACTGCCAACAACAGTATTGTTGCCACCAGTATTTGAACCCGCCAAAGCACTAGCACCAACAGTAGTATTTGTTGACACAGCACCTGCACCACGGCCTACTGTTAGACCTTGGATAGAACCTGCGCCAGTTACACTCAAAGTGCTTGATGCGCTTAGAGTCGTTGCAGATACAGCCGCAGGGGTAGTAGAACCCAATGCCGCAGGAGCAGCCCAATCAGCACCATCTAGCAAGTCAACATTAAGGTTAGCAACCTTAGTTGTTGATGCAATGACCAAAGGAGCAGAGCCTGTAGCCAATGTAGATGTAATAGCACCTGTAGCACTCAGAGTAGTAAACGCACCAGCCGCAGCAGTAGATGTTCCTACAGGGCCGTTAAACGAGTCACCAACAGCACCTGTCTGAAAGTCTTTCAGTTGAGCCATTAACTCACGAATAGCATCGTTGATACCAGAGGGCGCACAATTTTCCGCAATGTTAATACTATCAATATCAGTATTACTAGCTGCGGTTGCGCTAAATTCACTAATCTTTGTACGGGGCATTTTGAACTCCTAGTTCGGTTAATCTGATTTTAAACCTTGGTGGTTGACAAGGCAATTTGTTTATGAAAGAATCCTTTTAGGCTTAGACCTTGGGTGTACCAGACCTCAATAGTTCTAAGCCATCGGCTTCCCCTTGGATATTTGCACTGGTACTGCGAATGTTCAAGGGGTTTTTCTTTGGTGGACTTATGGAAATCACACAGCAATTTATTCACGAACTTTTCGAGTATCGTGATGGTCATCTTTTTTGGAAAGTTGATCGTAGAGGAAACAAACTTAAAGGCAAACAAGCCAGCCGACTTAAAAAAAGCAACGGTTATTGTGAAGTAACAATTAACAAAAAGAAACACTACGCTCATAGAATCATTTTTATGATGTTTAATGGTTATTGGCCTGAACAGATAGATCATATTGATGGCAATCGTTCAAACAACTTGGTTTCTAATCTGCGTGAAGCAAACAACGCTCAAAACAACAGAAATACAAAAATTAGAGCAAGCAACACAAGTGGATACAAAGGTGTTTACATGAGCAAACAAAGTAATCGCTTTATTGCCAGAATTACAGTCAATTACAAAGGTATTCATTTAGGTTGCTTTAAAACTATTGAAGAAGCTAGTCAAGCCTACAAAAAAGCCGCATTGGAATTACACGGCAGTTTTGCAAGACTTGAGTAGCCATCACTCAATTCCAAGTAAGTTACGCTGTTCTCGGTCTAAGTCTTCAATAGACAACAGACCACGCATTGCAGTTGGTGCTACAGCCCTGAATGGGCCACCAGTTATTTGTGGAGTACCACCATAACGCATCATGTTAGACAAGTCCTCTACGCTACCTCTACGCATATTAGTAGCAGCTACACGAGAACCTGCTGCACCTAATGCCATTGGAATACCAACAGCAGGGGCCATTACAGTTGCTCCACCAGTAAAGATTCCGCTTACAGGGCCAGTTGGTGCAAAGCGACCAAAGAACTTCAGCATATTTTGAACATTACCACCTTTGGCGGCTTGCTCAATAGCAGCTTGTTCTTCTTTAGTGAACAAACGCATTTTCTTGTCATTCTTGGCAAGTTGACGCAGTTGTGTAGCAAGTGAGTTTTCTTCACCAGACTGAGTAAATTTACTTTTATCTAGTTTTGCATCGTTAAGCATATCCTCAAAGACTTCAGCCTTCTTCATTCTTGAATAAGCGTTACGAGCCTCAGACCACAATTGACCTGCGTTTTTCATGTCACCAGCAGCAATA